ATTAAATTAACTTCTTCTGATTGTTGTTCTGAAATTAAAAACATTTCTTTCTCCTATTCTATTGTTGCAATCTTCTTTGCAACATCATCGTAGGTTTGATTACCTTTCAAACCATTCGAAAAACCAAAAGTATCTTCTATATTTTCTTCTGGTGTCAAAATAGTATTTATAAAATCATCGATGTCTTCACCTAATAATTTTATCAACTCTTTTGCATTCTTTCTTGCCTCTTTCTCATTACGATATTGTGCAAGTTCTTGTCCATCTACATAAACTTTAAATTTATTAGATTTCTTTGCAATAACAATGGGAACTTTTTTCCCTTTCGGGCCTTTTTCCATGTACGAATCAATCTCAGACTCACCACGAGGGAGTTTAAATTTTTTCTTTTCGTTTAGTTCACTGACTAAATCTTTAAACTTCTTCGGCATTTGATGTTTCCTGTCTGTTTAACCAATCCAGTTGCACATCTAATCTTTTGCCTTCGATTGCATCTTTTTGTTTGTCAATCATAGCTGTACTGAAAGCATCAGAAGCTGCAACATTGTCACCTGCCTCAATCGAATCTACTATTTTTTTAATGTCATCTTTTGCCATAATTTATTTCCTCTTACATGTCAAAGGAGTCCTCTCCTTCCCCATCTTCGTTATTTTTTTCATCTTCGATTTGTGAGTCAATCATCTCTATCTCTTCTTCGGATTGTCTAAGAACATTCTTTCTAACCCATTGACTAGAGAAATACTTACCTACAAAATCTTCCATATCCCTTAGAGTCTGAACTCGTTCTCTTTGAATCTCAGCCTCTTTGAGTTCTACGAAATGAGAATCTTTTTGATAATCAAATCTTATATTCTCTTTTTCGAAGTCCCATTCTTCAATTGGTAAAATACCTTTTAATACCAACTGAGCTCGTAGTATATCAATAAACATACCACTAAACTTGTTTCTGAGTCTATCTACAAATCGTGAGAACTTAACCTCATCTCTTGATATCTCAGTTGTCCTACCTAAACTAAATCCTGCTTCAGTCTCTAATCTAGAGATAGGTACATTTAAACTTCGGAACAGTTTTCTTTGGAAGTATATAATATCTTCGATTTCACCTAGGTTTTGACCGCCAGGCAAGGTGGTTATCTCTGTTCCTCTACCACCTTCTCTTCTTGGTAACCAGAAATCTTCCAACATACTCATATGTTTTCTATCATCTCTGATTTCACCTGTATCTGCATTGTAGACTAGTTTATTTTTGTACCTAGTCATAGTATCTGCAAGATACTGTTCTGCTTTTGCCTTTGGAAGGTTACCTACATCAATATAGAATATCCTTCTTTCTGGAGCTCTTGATATCCTATAGATAACAAGTGCATCTTCCATCATTCTTAATTGGTTAGCTGCTTTCAATCCTTTGTGCATGTAACCAATTACATGTCTTCTGTTTGCATCCATCATTCCAGATGTACAATAAACAATTGCATCTGGAGATATCTTCAAGGTTTGTGAACCTTGTCCCACCATGTAGTTCTTTTCAAAACCACCTTGGTTATAGGTATAAAATTCATTAACCTTGTCGATAACCTCGATACCTTGTGCATTCTTTTTCTTCTGCACTTCCCTAACCTTTTTAATTTGGATAGGGTCTATCATTCTTAATCCAACAATACCTTTTTTAGGTGTTTTTGGATTAACTAGTAAATGGAAGTACATTCTTCCATCTACATACCACTTACGAAATACATCGGAAGAGGTTTGATTGAATCTAAGTAATCTTAATATTTCTTTAAATTCATCTCTTATTTTGGATTTAATTGAATCTGAAAATTGTGTAGAATCTAAATTGATTCCCACTGGACTATCTAAATCATTTGTTGATATTGCTTCTTGAACAATATCATCGATAGCCATATCGACTTCTGGGATGAGAGACATTTGTCTGTATCGTACAATTAAGTCTTGTTCAGACTTAACTCCACCTTCCATGTCAACATATGACCCAGAAGATTGACTTAATGCATATCCACCCTGTCCTATCTCTAGAACTTGAGCTCCATCGTCATTAATAGGAGCAACAAAGGATGGTGCGTTATCCTCTTCGCTCTTTCTCTTTATTTCAAATCCAAATATTTCCATAATATATATTTATAACACTTGAGAAGAACTCTATTAAAGAGTTCTTTCCCAATGTGAATAACTGAATGTTACATCAAAAGACTGTATCTCATCAGCAGTATCGAAACTTAAATCAATCTGATTTAATGTTGAAGGGTACATGTTGTACAATTCATATGTTGCAATAATACTGTCATCTCTGTTTAATTGAGATATAGTTGCTCTTGAAACTAGATAGTCTAAATCGGTTGCACCAGCACCACTATCTAATTCTTGTATGCTTTCCATCCATTCTTCTACTGCACTTCGAGTAGTAAAGTTAACATCGTTAATGATTGTTACTGTCCAATCTTCAAAAGTTCTATCCCCCGCTACTTTCAATTTATGTCCTCTAAAAGGGACTTCAATTGCTGGTAAGGTTGAGCCTGGAATCGCAGCTGTTTTACACATAAACTCGATTCTTTCTCCCATCCTAGGAATATAAACAGAAAACCTGTTGGAACGAACACCACCAGCGACTAGTTGTGATTTAAATTCGTCTATAGTTGCCATTTTTTACTCCTTAATTACCATATTGGGTATTAGTAGCACCATATACTTCTTCGAACTCTACACCACTTCGTGCTGCTACGAAGTTAAGAGTAATGAAGTTGATACTTCTATTTGGTTTAACAAAAATTGAAGCTTGGAATTGATTTGCATCCACAACTGATTGTGGGTTATTTGTGTCATCACAAACAACTTGGAAATCAACGATTCCTCGTCTTCCCTTAACCTGTCTTAAGAAAGGTTCGATAGTTGCTCTGAATTGAGCTCTTGTAAATGCATCGTTAAATTCAAACAATTGGAATTTAGCTGCTGTTGCAATTGCTTTCTCCATAACTATGAACAATCTTCTAACATTAATTCTATCAAATGCACTTGCACTTGTAAGTAAAGTTTTATCTCCGAACAATATAGTCCCTTGGCCAGGGAATGTTACTATTGGATTAACTCTCTTCTTATATAGTTCGTCTCTTTCAGCTTGATTTGGATTGAAAGACAATTTAGTGATACCTAATAATTGTCCTCTATTAAATCCTGCTGGTGAGAACCATGCATCTCTTTCTTGGTCAGACCTTGCCATGATACCTGCTGTATGACCACATGCTGGTACATAACAGTAGTTATCAGTGTACTTATCGTACTGGTAACACCATGCACTATCTAAAGTTGCATATGAACTTGAAGATAATCTGTTAGCAAATGGTACTATACCACCTGTTCCACTTACTTCAAGACCATCGTTATTTACACAAGATTCTTTTCTTGGTGAAATAACTGCAATACAATCTTTTCTATTGTTTGCAATTTGAATTAAGTTATTTGCTTGTGTTACAGCTTCGTCCTCTGTGGTTACATCGTTGTTTGAACCATCGTCTCCATTAAGAGGCCCAGATATTAAGAAATCAACATCTTGGGTTTCTGCATCACCGAGATAACTCTCGATTGCAGCTTTCTTCTGACCAGAAGTTAAGCACGAACCATCTGTTCCATTTGTGAATGATTGTGTAATTGGTAGTGAATGTGTATCAAATACTGCACCCGCTGAAGCGAATGTATTACCAGATTCACTTAAATTCGAGTTGTGGTTGGAGAAGAAGATGTAGTTTGAATTGTATCTTAGTTTATCTACAAAGTAGTTTGAACTTCCCTCTGAATCTTTTGCATCAGATGCCATAGATACACCTTCGTATATCTCAAGAATTTCTCCTACTATACCTGTAATTAAACCATCCTCATCAACAACAGCAATATGTATTTCATCTAAAGATGAACTGTTTGCAATAGCATCTGGACTTGAGCCAGGTGCTTTTGAAAAACTTGTTGCAAACTCCCATTCTCTGTTTATATTTGCACCATTAGCAGGTACAGATTGTAAACCAGAAGTTCCATCATCTACCAATGCAAATGTGATATCATTAGTGTTAATTTCAGAGATTTTATACTTATCAGTATCAGTACCAAAAGTAATTATATCTCCAACAACTAATGCAGCCCCACTTGTTACTGTCATTGATGTATCATTTAACGCTATCGCACCATCATTGATAGTTGTCGCAGCGGATTGTGAAAATGCATTTGCACTTGCACAAACAGATACTTTTAAACTATTACCGAGAACACCTACACATCTTGCAACAAAATCTCCTACATTAGCAGCAGCTGCCCCTGTATGATAATTGTTATCATAATAATGTGTTGCATTCTTGACTAGTAAACCAGCTGAACCAGTGGATGCATTCAACATTCCTGTTGAACTTGCACGAACCACCTTTAAGTTATTTCCATATTTCAAGAAATTTGCAGCTGAGTAAAAGTGTTCTTTCTTCTTATTAGAAGTAAGATAGGTGTCATCACCAGATGGCTCACCAAATACACTTACTAAATCCTTTTCGGATGTAATAGTTCTAACTTCATCAACTGGGCCCCAACTAAAAGAACCTGCGTAACCACCTACACTGGATGATACCGCTGGTACTACATTTGTCACATCTATTTCTCTGACTTGAACGCCAGGACTTACTAAGAATGCCATTTTAGTTTTCTCCCATATTTATGAATTTTATTCATATAAAGTTTCCTTTGACCGACCACTTTTATCGTGTTCGTCCATAGTATTTAGTATTTTCTTTATTTTAAAAAGTCCCATAATCTTTGTCTTCATCTACTACTGTCCATAAATCTCCACCTTCTGTAAAGGAATCTGTACCTCTACCACTGTCTATGATACCTATTGGGACTATATCGTCTTCGATTTCTTTTTGTTTTTCTGAGTATAACATAGATTTTAAGTCTGCACTTGACATATCTTTAAATAATGGTGTACTAACAAACCATGCAAACATGACACAATTCATTACCATATCGTCATGACAACCACCATCTGCCTGCCAAGATTGTCCTTTTGATACGAAAGTTGCAAACTCTTGAATGGTATCGGTATCTCTTATATACAGTTTTTTCTCTTCCATTATCTCCCTAAGAGCTGCACATCCCTGTGCTTTGACCTTCTTAGTCATTCTAACTCCTATTCCATCTGCCTTGACCGAACTTGTCATGAACATATTTTCGTATTCTAATTCATAATATAATTCTCGACAGACCATTGAACCTTGATTATTATTCTCTACAATGATAAGTGCATCGTTATATAACTTACCATATTTTGCACATATATCTGGTAATAACATAGGAGATATCATATTATCTCTAAATGTTGCAACTTGTTCAAATAAATTACCATTATGTATATCAAATATAGTAAATGTAGAGTAGTCCATACCTTTACCTTCTGCAACATCCACTGTCATTATATACTCATGATGTGGTTTAGGTTTCTTATATACCCTTACTTGACCATATAATTCTTGAGGAGATTCAGATACTAGACCTAAAATTATATTAGAAGGTATCAAAGTTCTACCAGTTCCTAAGAATGAATTACCAAATTCTTGTTCAAACTGCAACTCAGATGTATTTGCTATTGTCTGATTCTTCCACTTTTCATCTCTGCCTGGCACATCATACCAGTTAACTTGGTAGTTTGCAAACTCATTTGACCCTGTGACTGATGCTTCCCAGATACGATGGAACATATTACCTACTCCATTTGCAGTAGATGTAATAATAACCTTTGAGTTTTTACCAGATGTAATAACTGGATATGTACCAGTATAAAATGGTTCTGCATTTTCTACAAAGGCAAACTCATCAAGATAAAGAAGGTTAACAGATAAACCACGAATCGATGATGTTGTAGTTGCAGATGCAATAATTCTAGAATTGTTTTCAAAATCAATACTTCCTTTGTTTAGTGCTTTAGTGCCTGGCTGTAAAAAGAATGGTACATTCTCTAACATTGTTGTTATACGAGATAACATTTCTCTCGCTGTTGCACCCTTATTGGCAAGAATTGCAACTGTTTGTTCTGGATGAAACAGTAAGTACCAAAGTAAATAGGCACAAACTGTGATTGATTTTCCGCTTTGTCTACAGGCAAGGACAATGTTAAACCTGTTATCATTAAAGTGTTCAATAAGATTTTGTTGATAGTCATACAATTTAAAAGGTACTAATCCCTCATCTAAAGAGATAATTTTGAGATATGTTGATATAAAATATGAAGGGTCACGAGTACATTTTAAATACTCTTGAACTTTATCGTCTGTCCATTCCTCAGTAACACCTTGTCTTTTGACATTTATGTTACCAAGGTATCCTTCATTCTTCGGTTTTGGCATTGTTTTTTAATAGTTTCTGTAATTCTGCTGTAGAACCTACAAACAAATTTTGATTTGTTGTTTGATTTTTAGGTCTATCATCTTCTAAGTCATCCATCATTTTTTGTATTTGTAATAACTTTTCAGATGTTTCGGATACTGTTTTTATAAGTTGTCCTGCGACCTCGTAAGTCCTCGGATGTTCACTTTCTTTTGCAAGGTCTAGGATACCCTCAATTGCATCCTGTCCTCTCTCTACGAGTCCATACAGAGTGTTTCTGGTGTATTTGTAGTCTATCTGTTGTTCACCTTTTCTTTCTGTAAAACGACCATTCTGGTCTCTAGGAACTAGGTGTTTGTTAGTTTCCTTGACTACTTCTTCTGCTTCGTTGTTGATATCTAGAAGTTCATCTAGTTTTTCATCTATTGATTGTTTCATAATATATTATCCGACTATGATATATTTATAGTACCACCCATTCCACTATGATTTGTACAATAGTAATATAAAGTACTTGGTGTATTATTATCTACTACTATTTGTGTATAAGAACCAGATGAGCCTGGAGTTCCGACATAAGTTACACCTGTAGTATATTCAGAACCACTGTTATGTGTTCCATCACTAGTTGTTGATAATTTTAAAGGATGACCACCATTCGATGCGTTTGATTGTGAGAACCTATATGTTGTTCCTCTAACCAAACTAAATGTTTGTTGTTGTACACCATTGTAGTAGTACGCATTACCTGTTTCACCATATCCACTTTTAGAATCAACTGTAATTTGATAAGTGGTAATAGGCTGTCCACCAGAATTACCATCATCATCTTGGGATTCTCCACCACCAGTTGGTATACTAAATTGGTCTTCTGCTGTCTGAGAACCTATTGCACCTATTGTTGTTCTATCAGTTAGATAGTCTGTATTATTACCATCAAAAAAGTTTATTGTTTCAGTTATATTTAATGGACTAGTCTCTGGACTTGCACTTGTTGGATTAGGTATTACTGATATTTCACTTTGTCTTCCAGATGTTGTATCTACTTTTCCTGTATCAGACATATAAGTCCTTGCACGAACATCTCTAATAATTTCTGATTTACTAATAGAACCATACAGATATGTTTTCATTTCGAAGTTTAGTGTCCAAATAATTACCCTACGAGATTGAAAGTCTCCTTCATATTGGTCATCGTAAGATACATCTTGCAGTACGATAGGTACATCTCTTTTCTCAGCTGTGCCTGGCACTGTGGTCATTGTAACTGTAAAGTCTGGTGTAAAGAAAGGTAATATTTGTTCTACTATTTGTAATGCATCCTCAGTATTTTTTGCCATGCAGTATAAACCAAACTGTATGTTATAAGGAACTGGTGCAAATTGTGTTTTTAAAACTGTATTATCCGATGCATCTTGTAGTTTATATTGTTTCAATTTACCAAGTTTTCTTTCTGCATCATAACCTATACCTGTAATATCAAATGCAAGTCTTGGTAAAGTCATTGCAACTCTTGAATTTGTGTTATCCATAAGGTCAGCTGCTTGGTCTAATCTTGCAATAAATTTTTGTTTAGGCCCATAAGATAATGGAACTCTTATATTTTGTGTTGTAGTTCCATCTGCATTATCTCTTTGAATATCAATCTCATTGAACATAGTACCAAATACTGATACTGCTCTCTTGATTGCTTCATGATAGAAATGTGCTTTACCTAACATTCTTTATTCCTAGTGCATAATTTTCTGCAGCGTTCTCTGCATATACTTCACTTTTACTTTCGTATAACTCATCTTTTATCCATAGATTGTCTTCATAGAATCTAACTCCCCAAGAGTCACCACTTCTACCGACATCTGCTTTTCTTCTTTTATCGTCACTCCAATATTGTGAAGTAATATATTGGAAGACTTTCATATTTGTTTCCATAACGATATTTATAGTGACCCAAATGGATTAGTTTCTGAGAAGTCTACGATGTTTGCACCAGCTGTTTCAAAGTCTTTGTTATCTGCAAGTGGGTCATTTGGAGTTACATATTGGTCTGGTGCAACTGATACTACTCTACTTGCACCACTTGTTGCACCTACTATGTTACCAGCACCAGCATTAGATGATAATACAAACATTGTATTTGTTGCTGGGACATCTGTGTCACTAAAGGTTATGTTATTAACATTAAGTGTTTTGGTTGATTCACCTACCGATGAGTATGATACTACATTACCAGATACAGTTTTACCAGATGAAACTGTTTGTGTTACAGTCTCACCCACTACAAAATCTCCAGAACCAGCACCAAGTGTCATTGTAACTTGATATGAGAACTGGTCTTCGATATTGTCTAGTTCTGCAATACCAACATCGATTTCTTCGTGTGAGTATTCGAATGTCTCACATTGTAGTTTAAATACATTAAGTTTACCTAACTGGTAGAATGGATTCTCATGTTCTACAAATCTAATTTCAAATACTTGGTTTCCGAGAGGAAAGTAAATCAAGTCTCCCTCTTGAGGTCTTGTTGATGTTGCAAGGTTTTGGTCTAATGATATGAATCTTTGCCATGTTCTTTTAGACAAAACAAAAGTTGCTTGGTCTCTTACTTCTACACCAAATTTAGAGAGCAAGTCTCCTTCACCCTCAAACCCTTCGGTATTTTCAATATACATTTCAACTGCATATGCGTCACCAAACTTTGATGAAGTGTCTTCACCAAATAATTCATCTTCATCTACAATAGTTCTTGGTAGATAAAATACTTCATGACCATAGAATCTCAAAGACTCTACAACTAAATCTTCGTGTAGGTCTTGTTCTGATTGAACTGCATGGTTAAAATATACATTAGTAGGCATTGATTACCCCATCATTATAGCAGATTCAGTCTGTAATAAATTACTTTGTTCCTCTAACTTTTCTATTTCTGTATTTGCATCTTCAAGGATTGTTCTACCTTGTAATGTTACTCCGCCTGGTAATTGTATACCATCAAACTTAGATAAATTTGTACCCCATTGTCTTTTAATCAATGCAGTAACATATTTCTTCAACCAGACATCATTATATACATCTGTGAATTGTGTTGGGTCTATCTTTCTATAACAATCTATGATGATATATTCACCAGATGAAACTGCATTATTCCAATCCATATCTAGATATAATCTATTTTGTGCCTTGTTAAACCTAATTGGAACTTGACCAATTAGTATCTCATCCAATAATTGAATGTGGTTTTGTACCATTTCATATTGCACGATAGATGTAGAAGAGATATCATAAAGGTCATTTAACCTTAATTGATATCTGAGGTCAAACATATTAAGTCCAGACTTGTCTACGAATGGAAATACTCTCAATACTGAGTAAACTGATTCTGGAAGAACAACATATCCTTGTCCTTCTTTAAATGTCATATTACTAGATATATGTGAACCTGTAGATGATTGTGACATACTTGCATCTGCTTTCTGATTTGCAAGGTCTGTATCGTTAATTTGATGTTTTAAATATGTACGAATAGTACCATCGTAATGGTATTCTGCAAAATATTGTAATGCATCATCTATAATATCATCAATCTGGTCATCATCCACATTAATATCTAACACTGGTTTACCCAGTTGTCTTAATGCATATTCTTTAAGTGTTGCTTTGCTGTTTGGAGCTGCCATAACATAATCCTATTAGAAATTTATTTTTCTCTAATACTATTTATGTTATTTTTGATTTGAAAGTAAGAAATCGTCTATCTTTTTATTAATAGTATCTAAAGAATCCATCATTCTTTCCATGTCTTTATGTAAGTCTTCTTTAGAAACAAAATCTCTATTAACTTCTTCTCTGGTACGATTGAGTAAAATTTCTAATCGTTTAAGTTCATTATGTTGTTGAATTATGAACCATAAGAAAGGCCCTACAATTCCAGTAAGAACTAGATTCCATAGTAAATGCCCTGTTTCCATATCCATAATAGATTCCTTTAGTATAATGTATACAGTTATTTAGGGAATCTTATGTTTCCACTGTCTGGACAGACTTCAAACACTGGAATATCATTTACTTTTCGTGCTTCCATTTCTGGATGATTATTCTCTTCATCATAGTTATCCTTCCAATGAAAAGAGTTATTAAATGCAATTGAAATTCTATCGAAATCTGTTTCTAGTGGTTCAACATAATGTTGCATTGCAGAAGGAAATAAAACTACATCACCTTCTTGAGGTTCTATAACAAAGTTATCTCTAGTTCTTGCAGTTGCATGTATAAAATTAGAAAAGTGTTTTCCTTGTCCGCTTAAAAATTGTAAAACTCCAGAACCCCTTGTTTCTTCTGGAACAGATATATATGCAACACCACTATACCAACAGCCTGGATGTGTATGTACATTATTATACCCATGTTGATAATTTATATTTACCCAATAATTACCATGAGACAAATTAAAATCTCTATGATGTTCTCCACAATGAAATGGAAATACTTCTTTTTTAAATACTTCTTCTACACCATTTAAAAGAGATTGAAATATTGGTCTATTATTTACACCATCTACTGATTGCCAACCAGCACCATTATTAGACCTTCTTCGTCCTATAGGGTCTTCTTTTCTCATGGTATAACATTCTTTTTTCATTGCATCTAGTTGTTCTTGAGAGACTAAACCTAAATCAAGTAAGTTTGCTTTAAACACATGCCATGAAAACATAGGTAAATACATTATGAATACTCCTTTCTAGTTTTAAATTTTTTTATATAATATGGTTCAACTATTTCATTTTTTACATCTTCCCTTTGATTCATTTCCTTTAAATCACCTTTTATATCTGTTTCAAGTTTTTCATTAATTTCTTCTTTAGTTAAATATGTAATTTTACTTTTCCAAGGATATCTAACAAAAGGTACGATTTGTACCAGTGGTGTACCTTTAGAAATTATAAAAGATTCATCTACTTTAGGATAAAAAATTAAAATATTATTTGTAGTCAACTGGTTAAATTTGTCAGTATCTATAATACCTTGCCATGTAGACAAATATGGATTATCAAAAAGAAAAGGGTCAAGATAATAACAAGATGTACCTTCGGGCGTTTTTATCAAAAAATCCATTTTAAATTTAAGTTGCATCTTGTCATCTCTACTCATT